ATGACCCGACACAAGGGCATGAGCCGTAAAACGGCCGTTGACGCCGATGACCTTCGCGAAATCGTCGATTGTCACCGCAAGATCCAGCGCATCCAGGCCGGCCTCAATCACGCATCGCCGCAGATCCTGCCGCTGATGGCCGCGTCCGCAACGCTGAAGGCCTGCTGGGCGGAGTTGAGCGGCGCGGTCGTAATCGGGGGCTGGGCCTATCCGGCCGATCTGGTGCCGCGCGACGGCTTGGCGCCGGGCGCAGATCGCTCCGGCAAGCCGAGGGAGAAGACCTACATGGACACGTCGATCTTTGGCGAGCGCGATTGACTCCACAAAACCGGCGCGCCGCCTTGTGGCGCTATGCGCGCGAGGCGCTGGAATAGCCTGAAACGACAAAAGCCGCCCCGGACGAACCGGGGCGGCTTCTGATATGCGGAGCCTGGGCTCGACGCGTGGTCCGAAGGTTTGTGTTTCAAACCCTCGCAGTAGGTCCGAAGGTTTCTAGCCTGGCCTGGGTGGTAGTTCGGGCGGCACGGCTCGACACCCCTCTAGGGCTGCGGTCTTGACCTCGTCTCGAGCGATCCGCTGGATTCGCTCGGACAGGAGCATGACGGTCAGCACATAAATGTTGGGCGCCGCCGCCACCGCTTCCGGGGTCATGACGTAGCTGGGTTCCGGGCCGATGTCGGGATCACAGGGAACCGAGACGGGAACGCGGACCTCGACCGTCTGGTATCGGATGACGGGCTCTGGCTTTGCGCAAGCGGCGAGCGACAGGGCGATCAGGACAGCGACGCGCTTCATCGGATTTCCTCACGGATCAACCTCTCCGCAGCGACACAGGGCGTCTCGCCTTCACGGGGAGAAGATTGCAACAGGCCTTGGACCCGGCGTTCGGCCGTCCTTGCCCGATCCTGGGCCGCTGAGACCGCTTGACGGGCTTTGGCGTCTCTGGCGTCAGCTTCGGCCTTGAGGGCGTCCACGGCGGCGTTCTGGCGGTTCAGCGAGGCGGTTGCGTTCCCAAGGTCTGCTGTGCAGGACGACAGCCGGTCACGCAGGCCGGTGACGGGGGCGTAGATTTCGGCATGGAGACCATCGGCCCGCTGTTCTTCGCGGACCTTGTCCAGGTGCGTCCGGCCCCATTGGTATGAGGCGGTGACGGACGCCAGGATCAACACGCTGCAGATGATCCCGAGGCCCAGGCGGGAGGTGATGATGGCTAGGATGGCGCTCATTTTCCGCCCCGCTTCGCATAGGCCTCAGACAGCAGCCGGGCGTAGAGATCGACTTGGCCCGCGCCGTTATAGCCCTTGGCGAAGGCCCGCCAGTCCTTGCGAATCAGGGCTGGGATGAGCCCGTTCGCCTTGATGAAGGCAAGCATGGCGCCGAGTTGGGCTCCTTCACCCCTCGCCATGGCTAGGGCAAAGTCCCAGACCGTGTCGAAGCCACAGGCGGCGTGATTGAAGCCCATGACCTGACCAAGACCCCAGGAGGCGCTCTTAAGGGCTTCGGCCGGCGCCAGGGCGCATGCGGCGAACATCTGGTCATAGCGACCCGTCTGCGTTGACGGATAGGGCCGGGTCTTCCACTTCGGGTAGCTGATCTCGGGATGCGAGCCGTCGAAGCGGCGCTGCGTCAGGCGAGAGAAGATATGCGGCTCGTACAGGATGATCGGGAGACCCGTCACTGCCGACATGCCCCGGCCCTTGCTCTCGACGTCATAGACCGTGCCGACCAGTTGAGGCGTCAGGCCATAGGCTGCAGCCTGCCGTTCGATATCGGCGGGTCCAACCGGATCGGTCGGGCCGGAAAGCACCTCTCGGAGTGCGGCGCGGGATCGGGGGCCGAACTGTCCATCAACCGTGATTGGTTGGCCAGAGGACACGATCAAGCCTTGGAGCGTCTTCACGTCCATTGGTCTTCTCCAGATTGTCAATGAGTTCTTGGTCTCAGTCGCCGGTTTCGACAGTCTGACTGGTGGCGTTCACCTGAGCCACGTCCACGTCGCGCTTGTGGCGCCCCGCGTTGATCGCCTCGACGGCCTTGGCTCCATACAGGGTTGCGACCCCGAGAAAGTAGGCGCCGGCGAAGATCGCGCCGTCATTGCCGTTCTCGACCTTGCTGGAAACGACGATGGTCGCCCATGATGCGGCGAAGGATGTCGAGATGATTGCGAAGGGCCGGGCGACCTGTCCGATGAAATTTTCAACTCGGCCCAGGCGGTCCGTGGCGGCGGGATCGGTCATGTCAGCCCTCCACGCGGGTGCGAGCTTCGATCACGGCTTTCAGCTGCCGGATCTCGCCCTCTTGCTGGACCGTCTTCTCAATCGCCGCGTCCCGCTCGGCCCGCAAACGGATCACGTCGTCATGGGCAATTGCTAGCTGGGCCTTCTGGTCCGCGATCAGTCGATCCTTGACCGCCTCGCGCGCCACAGCCGCCCGAACCTCGGCTTCCGCCTCGGCCACCCGTTCACGGAATTCGTTCAAGGTCTCCTGCATCCGCTCGATCTCTTCACGCAAGGACGCCGTGGTCCCGGTGAAGGCCTCTGCGATGCTCTTGATCACAGCCGCCTCGCCGGTCGCCTCATCCTTGGCGGCCGTGGCGGCGACCGCGCGGCGAGACGGCCGACTGATCAGAGCGCTCAACACCCCGCCCAGCCCAATGGCGCCCAGGATCGTGGCGAGACCGCCCGGCGACGTCATCGAGGACGCAAGTTCATCTGGCATAAGGCGATACTCCACGCCGGGGTTGCTGGGTCAGCCGACGGGGAGCGGCGGGATCAGGTCAGGTTTCGGGTTCGGCAGGGGCGGGTTCCGGCTGCGCCGCCGGCGACAAAGCCGCAACCCGCGCCATCGCCGTGGTCAGACCCGCTTCCCAAGAGGTGACGATGCGCTGGAGCATCTGTTTCGTCCCCTCGGCCCCCTGGCTCCCCAGGGCGCGCGGCAGGTCGTCGATATTGGCTTCGACGGCGGCCTTCAGATCGACCAGGATGGCCTGGCCGGCCGCGCCCATCAACAGGTCCACGGCGGCCTGGGCGGACGGCAGGCGCGCGGCCTTGGCCTGTGCGGCGGCGGCGACCATCATCGCCTCGGCGGCGGCCAGTTTCTCGATATCGGTCGGTACGGTCGATTCCGTCATGTCTCAGCGTCCTTCTATGTGGATTGCAGTTCGCGGATGAAGGGCGGCGGGGCCGGCCAGACCACGTCCGTGGCGGCTTCACAGCCTTGCGGCAGATCGCGCAGGGCGCGGCGGTACTGGGCCAGGACCTCGGCCTGATCGCCGTCTAGCCGGTCGGCGGCCATATAGGCGTCGGTGACGGCCAGCAGGCGATCCCGCTCCGCCCGCACCGGCGCCCAGTGGGCCGGGGTGCGCTTGTTGATCACGATCTTCACGAGGCCGCCTCCACCACGGCGACGAAGTCCCGATACGGCCACATCTGCAGGCGCACGACGTATGACCCGGCGTCCTCGGCTTCGATCTCGACCGTCCCGGCCGTCGCCTCGAACACCATCGCCCCGCCGTCCACCGAGATGGCCGCGCCTACCGGCACGTCCGACAGGGTCAGTCCGTCCAGCGTGACCGGCATGTCCGGCCGGGGGATCATGGCGGCCTGGGCCACGTCGATATAGCAGTCGTCGATCGGCGCCGGGGCTTCGTCGTGGAAGTTGAACTCCGTCTCCGCCTCGGCCCGGTCGGCATAGACCTCGAGCAGTTCCGGGGGGTAGGGATCATCGACAGTATAGGCGATCCGCCCCTGCTGATTGTAGACGACGATCATCAGGCGTCTCCCATCTTGGCGAAGAATACGGTGTATCGGATCGTGATATCGTTCAGTTCGGCGTTTCCCCACCGCGTACAGCGAAGACGATCCCGCATGGCCCACAGGTAAAAGCCCCGGTCGGTCTCATCGACATCCGGCTCCATGTAACGATAGGATTCCGAGTTGGCGTAGGAGGCGAAGGCCTCCCCGGGCAACAGCCGCCAGTGCGCGATCGCCAGGGGGATGTAGCCCAGGTCATAGGGGTACAGGATCGTCAGGCCGTTGTAGGACAAGGCCCCGTCCTCGGCATAGGCCGGCAGGGTCGCGACCCCGGTCATGAAGACGCCCAGGTTCTGCGCGGACTCGTGCAGGATCCAGTTGTCCGGCCGGGTCGAGGACGCGGTCGCGACGTCCACGCCGGGCTTGCTGATCCGGAACACGCCGGGCTCGATTTTCACGCGCTGGACCATGACGCTCAGTTGCTCTGCGCGCTGAAGACGATGTAGCGAAAGATCATCGGCGTGCCGACCGCTCGGCCGAACGGCCACCACTGGTTCAGGCACTCGGCGTTGAACGTCAGCCGATAGGTGGCGGGGTCCCACTTCCAGTCCGCGAAATCCTTCGGATTGGCCGTCGTGTCGCCGCTGAACCAGGCAGACGTGAACTTGTACCCTGCCAGTGGGTCGGTCTGGCCGCCGCCCGACTGGGTCGTGACCGTATTGATGAAGGTGGCGAAGACGATGGGCTCATAATCAATCGGCGGAAGCTGCACGACCTGGTTCTCGACCTTCGAACGAGAACTTGAGGACGAGAAGACCGAGGTCAGAGCCCCGGACATGATCACCCGGGTCGAGGCGCTGTCGGAATCGAACATCATCTCGGCCCGGTCGCCGGTCAGGGCGTCCACGCCCGGCTTGCTGATGCGGCATCCCCACGACCCGCCGCCCAGGTCTCCGATCACCAGTCGTCTCGTCACGGCTAATACCCCGGCGTCTTGAAGATGACGTAGCGACAGTCATAGTTGACGCCCGGCAACCGGCCGTTCTGCTGGGCGTCAAAGAACAGGGTCGATGTCGTGACCCGGCAAAACGGGTGATACATGAACCTCAGATCATTATAGTTCAGGTTCATATACTGAACCGATGAATAGACGACGCCGCCGTCCTCCCGCCGGGCCACCAGATAGACCATGGGCACATAGGGCAGAGCCGCAAACGACACCGTCTTGCCGCCGTCATCGAACACGCTGGTGACGACGCCGGTCTGGTGGATGATCGATCCATTGGCCCATTGGGACGAGAACGCCATCTGGTGACGGGCCGCCGTATCCACGTCCACGCCGGGCAGGCTGATCTCGACGACCCAGGCCGACTCGTCCGTCCTCAGGCCGATGACGTTGCGCTTAACCATCGTACATCGCGATCTGAGAATTCTTGATCACGACCCGCGCACCGGAGGCCGCCGACTGGATCGTGGTCCCCGTCGCGCCGACGCCGATCTCGACCGAGTTCGTCACCTGAACCTTGCCGTCGACCGCCTGCAGCGCGACCAGGGGCGCGCCGCCGGGCGAGGTGTTCACCAGAGCCACAAGCGGCGCCGCGATAACAGCGTAACCACCGCTCGTCGACGAAACGAACTCATAATAGGCCGGAGCGCCGCCGCTCGCTTCTGCGATCTTGGAGAAGCCCGCCGCCGCTGCGTTATTCTCCAGATCGATGATGGCGAGGGACTGTTCGGTGACGGAGGCCGAAATTTGACGAGCGTCGGCGTCGTCGGAATAATCAGCAGCGACCGGCCCGGTATTAACCTTGAAACGCGTTGCCAGCGTGAAGGTGCCCGCGCCTCGATCCACCCATATACGGTATCCAGTTGTCCCGGCTGGGGCGACAGCGGGAGTCGTTGACCTGACCCGCGCGAAGGCCCCGGACGGATCGAAAGGCGTGATCGCTCCGAACCCGAACCCCGGCAGAAACTGAATGTAGGCTCGCCCTCCAGTGCCCGAGGCGCCCTCTTGGCTGAGACTGAACACGTCTCCCTCGCCGCACGAATAGACATCGCTGTAGATCGACGGACACTCGAAATAGACGTGTGACCCGATGGTGGGGCTATTGCCAGGAACGACCGCCCCGACGCCATCCGAATGCCACCGCACGAACCCGGCTTTGTAGTCGGGGTTCTGGATTGTGTTTGGAAAGCCGCTCGAACGCGCCTCGATCTGACTGATCGCCTCAGCCCTTGCTCCCGTCTCCGTCGCGAGGGCGATCTCCAGATCGATGATATCGGCCTCGGTCGTGGTCGTGCGCGCCTCGAGGGCCGTGACGGACGACACCGTGGCCTTGTTGTTCTGAAGGTCGAGATCGACCGCCTTCAGCGCCTGGATCTTTCCCAGAAGCGTCGAAGACCCGTCGCGGGCGTTCTGGACCTCGGCCTTCAGCGTATCATATTCGCTGACCGCGACCTTTCCGATCTCCAGATCGACCAGGGCCAGGGCCTGGGTCGCATTGACGGCCTCGACACCGTCGATCCGGGCGACCTGGGCGTTCAGCGACGAAACCGACGCCTTGTTCGTTTCCAGGCTTGCGGTCTGGCTCTCCAGCGTGTCGGCCCGGTTGTCCAGCGACCCGATGGCCGACCCCAGGGCCGCATCCGCCGCCTCCAGATCGGCGCGGGTCTGGCCGATCAGTTCCGACACGTCGAAGATGTCGCCGAACAGGGCCGCAATATCCGCATTGATCTGGGCGATCGTCGGGCTGGTCGCCGAAACGTCGCCGGCGACCAGACCCGAGGTCGAGACCGTGATCCAGTTCGACGCCAGCACCGGCCGCGTCGGGTCGCCGAACGGGACCAGGCGGCATTCCAACACCGTATCCGGCCACACCCCGCCCGTCACGACGGCCGCGCCCTTGGCCACGTCGTCGATCAGCGTGGGCGCAGCGTCTGTGGCGCCGGACTTTCGGATTTCGGCGCGGATGCCGGTGATCGCTGTATCCGCGACCCCGACGTCCCAACCGAAGCGAACCGCCGGAAGGGTGCTGGTCTCGCCGGCCAAAGTGATCGGCTCGGCCGTCACCCCCAGCAGCTGCAACGCATCGACAGGGACGGGCGCGGGCGGCGGCAGCGCCAGATCCTCGACCGGGTCGGGCACGCCGTAAACCGACGAAGCGATTTCTTCCAGCACCAGGCTGTTCTGCCACCCGGCGTCCAGCGAAAAACTGACGACCCGGAACCGCACCGTGGCGCCGCCAAAACGTCGCGCGCTGGTCCAGGCGATCCAGTCGCCTTCCTCTATGCCGGCGAACTTCGGCGGCAGGGTGATGGTCGCCCGCCGCTCCAGCGCCGCCTTTCTCAAGGCGATGCCGCCGTTGCGATTGGCCTGATTTCCGACCGTGACCAGGGCCAAGGGAAGGGTCATCTCGCGCGGGCCGCCATCCCCGACCGGCGCGGGCGCCATGCGCGACAGATCGCGGATCACTGGCGCGGCGTGGTCCAGCCAGCCCTGGGTCGGTTCGACGTAGCGCGGCACGATGGTGTTTACCCGACCGCCGTCGGAATCGGGCAGGAAGGGCGACATGCCCATAGGTTTGCCACCGACCAGGTCGCCGTCGGTGATCGTCACGACGGCCGCCTTGGCTTGCCCCGGCTCGATCTCCAGCCCGCCCTCGCGCTGGACCAGGACCCCGGCCATGGCGGCGGCGAACAGTTCCTCGACCTCGTCAAACGACTGATTGGCGAAGATGACGCCATCGGCGGCGTACCGCATTTCGCTATCGACCAGTTCGTCGCACAGGTTGGCGGCGGCGATCACCCGCGACGGCGGCGCTTCCTCGGCGGTCAACCCGCGCCCGATCAGCAGGTGTTGGGCCTCGCCCTGATGACCGGCAGCGTAGATTCCGCGCTCATAGGCGTAACGGTTCAGGATGGCGTTGCGGCTGAAGACGTGGGTGGACGTGTCTTCCCAGGTCTGCGGATTGGGGCCGCTGTAGCCAAGCGCCGGATCACGGCGCGGATCATAGACGCGCAGGCCCCGCAGAACGAACTTGAAGCGCGGATGCCCCGAGGTCCAGACCGCGTCGTCATACCGCGTGTCGACCACCACATGGGTGACGCCGTCCAGCACGTCTTCGACGTCCCAGCCGCCGTGCTCGCGCACGTGAAGCGGCGGCACATTGCCGCCTGCGACGCCGTTCTTGAACTCGATCGACAGCTTGCCGTTGAAGCCGGGCTGAACCCCGTCGCCGGTCCAGGCGTAATAAACGTCGTCCACATAATAGCCGACGATGGCGTCCACCGGATGATCAAACAGGTCGATGACCCGTGTGACCGTATCGGTCCCGTACTTGCCGCCGAAGTTGAAGGCGTCCAGCAAGGTCCCGCCGGTGCAGACCACGCCGAACGCCGCCTCGCGAGGCCCTTCGCCCAGCGAGAGGGAGGTGACGCTGGCCTGTCGTTCCTGGATCGACTGTTTCGACAAGCCCAGGGCCTTCGCCGCCTTGCTCAGAGCGACGGCCGCGACGGCCTGCAGCGCGGTCTTGACGACAAAGGCCGCGACCGCTTTGACGGTCAGGGTCTTGGCCACCCAGGCGGCGGCGACGGCGACGACCTGCGGCATTATTCGGCGCTCCAGGCGATCGCCAGCGCTTCACGCGGCAGGCGCTTCCATCCGATGTCAGCAGGCCCCACGAGGGTGTCGCCCTCGATCAGGACCAGCGCGCCGTCGCGGGTCAGCCCAGCGTCGCCGCGCTGCGCCAGGCTCAGTTCGACGCGCGTCATCACCGTGTCCACGGCCTCCGACAGTCCGCCGTGACGTCGAATGACCCGCGCCGCGCCCAGGGGGGTGGTCCAACGGCTGGTGAACCGGTCCAGCGGCGATACGCCGGTCAGGGCTTCGATCCCGGCGCTCATGGCGCGAGCGCAGTCATGGGTGCGCGGCTCCGGCCCATAGCCGAAGCGCCAGTCCTCCCGGCTTTCCAGGAAGGCGACGAAAGCGCCGTGATCGCGGCTCACAGGCGGATCGATCCAGGCGTGACCAGGTTGATCAGGGCGGCCTGCTGCGCCGTCACCCCGAACACAGCCCCGGCTCGCGCCGGGGGCTTGCCGCCCCAGTATATGGACCTCTCGCCGGCGTAGGAGACACGGCTCATCCCCCCGTCGGTCGGATTGATCATCCGCTGATCAGCGTCGGTCCGCATCCGCTCCGAACGACGACCCAGGCCGCGCGCGGCGCCCTCGACCGACAAGGTCAGGCTGGCGGTGCCGCCGGGCGTCTCGCTGATCTGGATCGTATCCACCCGCCCGCGCAGATAGACGGCCGCGTGCAGCAGCTGGGCGCCCGACCCATCGAACACCAGCCGCCGGATCACGACCGGCGCGCCGCGCAGGGACCGCAGATCGGCCTCGGGCAACAGAGCGGACTCGACACCGTCCAGCGTCAGGGCGGCGGGCGATTCCGCCCCGCCGATGGACCCCGACGACACCGACACCAGGCCGCGAGAGCCGACGCCCTCATAGGCTTCGCCGTCCACGACCAGGGCGCCGTGGCCGCCCCATAGCCGGATAGGATCGGACGAACCGATCCGCACCGCGCCGGACACGATGACGTCGCCGCTGGCCAGGGCGGCCAGCGCCTCTGCGCTGAACAACTTCATGGATGGCGTCCTCTTAGGGCAGCAGGACCTGGATGGCGGCGATCGTGCCGCCAATCCTCAAGGTCCGGGTCTTCTCGCCCAGCTTCGTCTCGTCCGTGACCTGTTTCATCACACAGGCCGGTTCCTTCATGTCCGCCACGGCGGAACCCGGAACCAGGGTGGGAAGGGGGGGCTCGACCAGGACCGTCGCCACCCCCGATCCGTTCGCCACTGCGGGCAGCACCGCTCGGCTCATGGCGCGTCGCTTCACCCCGCCGGTCTCCCAACGCCACATGATGTAGTCGCCGATGCTGACGACGAACCCGGCGGGGAAGCCGCTCAAAGCCGCCTCATCCCGCGTGGTGTTGACCGACCAGCTGGTCGCCGATCCGTCAAACGCCCCGCCCCCGACCCGCGTCAGACCGGCGAACCCGTCCGGCGCCGACAGAGGATAACGACGGCCCTGGTCATAGCCCAGGAAGGTCCTCTGCTGGCCGCGCAACACGGCGATAAAGGCGCGCCATTCTTCCGAGGTCTGGCGACTGATCGACTGGCCCAGCGTCCACCGCGCGCGCCACAGCGGAAAGCCCAGGGTGACGCCCGAGACATTGCCGTCATTCGTCGGCGAAATGGCGTCCAGGCGTTCAGGCTCGAAATACTCGCTCGCGACGCCCCAGGGCATCTCAACGGGGAACACCAAACTCATGACGCGATCAGCCGTCGAGAGATGCCCTCGTTGACGGTGGCGATCGTCCGGCTTTCGAACTCCGCCCGGTCCTGCGCCAGGATCGCTTCCAGCCGCTCCGTATCCACGCCGTTGATCGTATGAGCCGGCGCATAGGTGGCCTGAACGATGACGGGCGCGCCCCCGCCGCCCGAGGCGGCCTTGCGCATCATATCCAGCGACCGGGCGTTCTCGACCACCCGCGACCCGCGCGGCAGATCCAGCAGCTCCGGCCCGCGTTCGCCGACCCAGGTCGGGCCGCCGGTCCAGTAATCCGTACCCTCGGCGTTCCTGCCGAACAGGAAGTTGATCCCCTTCGACAGCCAGTCGCCGCCGCCCTTGCCCGACCCGCCGCTGAAGTCGATCTCCAGCAGCCCATCGATCAGCTTGTCCAGCAGACGATCCGCCGCATTCTCGAACTGGTTCGACAGGGCGTCGCGGACGCCCCCCGACCGGATGTCATCCAGGAAACTGCCCAGCCCATCGCGGAACGCCCCTGTTGTCTGGGCCCGCAGCAACTGGCCGTATTCCTTCGTCGCCTGGTCACGACCTTCGCCCCGGTTCAGCGGATTGGCGGCGTCGCTCTCGATCTCGCGCGCCCGGCGCTCGATCCAGTCCTCGCCGGCCAGCGCCCGCAGGCGGCGATCGTCGCCCGACGCCTGGGCCAGGGTCATCTTCCATTCGCGTTCGCGCGCATCCGCCGCCAGCCTGGCCGACTCGGCCCGCGCGGCGTCCAGATCGGCCATTTCAGACATGACCAGGTTCTGGGCGGTCGCCAGATCCATATCGTTCTTCCGATACTTGACGATCCGCGACTCGATCTCCGCCGCCCGCTCGCGCGAGGCGACGAACCGGGCCTCGCCGGCTTCACGCATGATCTCCAGATCGGCCTGACGCCCCAGATCGATGATCTCGCGCGCCTGGGTCTCGCGCCGCGCCTCGATCAGACGCGCCTGTTCGGCCAGGGCCTTGTTCCGCGCCACGTCGGCCGAGGTGTTGTCGTCGATCAACTGGCGCTCGCGCACGCGAACGGCGTTCGCATCCTCCAGCTGCTGAACCTTCCCGAAATCCTGACGCGCCCGCGCTTCCTCAAGAGCAATCTGCGCCTCGCGATCCTCTTCCCGCCGCGTCCGCGCCAGGGCCTCTTTGCGCTCGCGCTCCGTCTCGGACGCCTCGCGCCGCGCCTCGGCCCGGGCGGACCGGGCGGCGGCGGCGTTCTTCTTGTCACGAGCCTCGGCCGCCAGTCGATCCCGCTCTTCCTGTTGGTTCGTGGCGGCCGTGGCCTGCTGATTCTCCCTCAGCATGTCTTCGGCGATGCTGGACAGCAGACGGTCGTCATACTCGCCCTGAAGCCGGTTCCGCGCCAAGGGCGTCTGCGCCGCTGCAATCAGGGTCGGCAGGGCCTTCAGCCGTTCGTCCTCGGTGACGTACAGAAACTCGCCCAGGCGGTCGGCGGCGTCCGACACCCAGATCCCGAAGGCGCGCCAGGCGTCGGTGGCGTCACGGACCTGGTCGGCATGGCCCTTCGCCGCCTTGGTCACTTCCTCGATCAACAGCTTCTGGGCGCCCATCAGGTCGCCCTCTTCGATCATATTGTCGATATTGGTCAGCTGCGCCTGGCTCAGCAGGCCGTATTGCAGCGTCCATTCATGGGCGGCCTTTTTCGGGTCCTCCATGGCCTTGGCCAGGGTCTTGGTCGCCGCCTCGGCGTCCGTCCCCGTGAAGGATGCGTAGTCGCGGGTGATCTCGATCAGATCGCCCAACACCTGACCGCCGATCTTGCCGGTCGCTAGATACTCGACGGCCATGTCGCGGGCCGCCTTGCGCGAGATCCCGCCGCTTTCCGCCGCCGCGACGCTCAGATCGCGCAGCTGGTCCGCCGTGAGCCCCGCCGTCCGCCCCACGCCCGTCGTGGCGTCCTCATAGGTCCCGGCCGCATCCTGCCCGCGCAGCCAGGCCGCGCCCAGAATCCCGACCCCGGCGGCCAGACCGCCGACCCCGGCCGCCAGCGCCACCACGGCGCCGTTGGCCTTGATCCCGCTGGTCGCCAACGCGTCGAGGATCTGCGGACCCTGCTGGATCGCGATCATGGCCGGGTTCATGCCCATGGCCGCCGTCACCGCCACGTCCGCGCCCTGCCGCGCCAGGTTCAGCCGCGACGCCAGCGCCAGCCGCGTCAGACCCTTTTCATTGCGCGCAATGGCGGCCGTCGTCTCGTCGTACCGCGTCTTGGCCTTTTCCTGCAGCTGGGCCAGCTCCCCGGTCGTGATCTTCCCCGCGTTCGCGAGGGTCTGATATTCCTTCAGCTCGTGGTTCAGCCGGTTCTGCGCCGCCGTCACCGGATCAATAGCCGCCCGCAGGGCCTCGGCCCGGCGCACGTCGTCGTCGTCCTGCATGAAGACGCTGGCCGAGGCGGCGGCCGAGCCCCGCGCGGGCTCGCGCACGCCCAGGGTCGCATTGATCCGCGCCTGCGCCGCCTGGGCCTGAGCCGAGTCCTGGGCCGCCTGGGCCATGCGCCGGTATTTCTGTTCCAGCCGGTCGGCCGCGCTGGTCGCGGCGGCGGCGCCTTGCTCGGCCGCCTGGTAACTGCCCTTGAAGGCCTCGCCGACGTCGCGCGCATCGCGCAGGACCTCGGTCTTGCCCTCGGATTTCAGGCGAAAGGCGACTTGCCGCGTCGTCATTCTTCGTCATCCTTTCTGAAGCCCTTCAGGACTTCGCCCTCGACCTCGGGCAGACAGGCGGACAACAGGTCCGCCGCATCCGCCGACAGCGGCGTCAGACCGGCGAAGGCGATCCAGGCCGGGTAATCCAGCCCGATCACCCCGTTCATCCCGACCCTCAGCTGGCCGGCGCAGCTTTGGACGATGCGCCAGACCGTCTGGCCCGCTTCGGTTTTGGGGTCGTGCTCGCGATAGGGGCATTCGGCGCAGTCGCCGCAGGCGTCGCAGAAGGCGGCCCCCCGTTTGGCGAAATGCCATTCTGCGAGGGCCCTGATCCTTTTTTTTCGGCGGCGGCCCGCATGATCGTCTCGACATAGGTCCGGTCGATTTCGTCATAGATCGCCGGGTTCTGCCGCAGCAGGGCGGTGACATTGTCCGCCGTCACCGGGGCGTTGCCCTCGGGCGCCGGATGGGCCTCGCGCCACGCCGCCAGGGCCTTGGCCGGGCCGTTCACCACATCGTCAGGCGGGACCGGCGCGGGCGCGCCCACCCCGTCCCATTCCAGCAGGCCCCAGACCACGCAGCCGACGACGAAGGCGAACTGCGGATCGTTGCGGTCGTCAGCCTCCATCGCCTGGCGCGCAAACCGCCGCGCGAACACCATGGCCTCGGACGGGCCGTGCCGGAACCGGCATTTCAGCCCGGGCGCGACCTCGACCCATTCCGGCGCGGGCGGCGAAACCAGCTGCAGCATCAGACGGCCGCCGGCACGGCGTATTCGGCGACGTCATTGTCCAGGACGAAGGTCACGACGCCCGACCCCTGCCAGTTATAGTCGGCCTGGACCGCGCCGGGGCCGGTCACGGGTCGTTTGGCCTTGGGCAGATAGACGTTCTCGACCGTGGCCCGCAGGGCGAAGATCGTCGCCGGAATGGCCCAGGCGAAGGTCAGTTCGCAGGCCTCGCCGTTTTCGGCTTGGGTCTGCATTTCGGTGCTGGAATAGCGCACCCCCAGGGTTCCGCTGACGCCGACCATGCCTTCGTCGACGCCGCCCACCCGGCCATCGCCGCGCCCGACCGTCGGCACCGCCTCCATGCCGTTGGTGTAGTTGAACTGGCCCGACACCAGGTCCGCGCCGAAGGCTGCGCCGTTGCGCCGCGCCACGCCGGAGAAGCTGCTGAACTTGCGCAGGGCCAGGGTCTCTTCATCAGACACGACCGAGGTCGAGGCGACGGGCAGTTCGCCCTGGCCGATCAGGCCGAAGGTGGCGTTCAGATTGCCGCTCCGCTGCAGCGGCAGACCCAGGCTGTTGCCCTTCAGTCCATAGTTCATGGTGAAGCTGGGCACCTCGGGCATGCCGATCTCGGCCGAGGCGCTGGGCAGGGTCAGGCCGCCCGAGGTCCAGACGTGGCGATAGGCGCCGCTGGCCGCCCCGCCCGACAGGGTCGCGCCCGACGCCGTGGCGTTCGGCGCGGGCGTGGTCCCGACCGCCAGGGTGAAGCTGTTGCCCGACGTGCCCAGGGCGTCATGGGCGATGCGGATCGTCTTGCCGTCGGCGTCGCCCCAATAGGTGGCGGCCGTCACCCCCGTCACCGCGCTGGTGTTCAGGGCGCGAACGGCGTTCGCGACGGTCTGGGCCAGGGTCGGGCCAACCTTGATCTGGTTCGTCGTCGGCGTGCCTGTGACGAAGGTGAAGGCCTGGCCGGCGATGGTGATCGTGGCGTTGTTCGCCGGCTGGGCCGAGAAGGCGATCGATCCCTGGGCCGCCACGCCCGCCGACGTCGTCGGCGCGCCCAGCAGCAGGGTCAGCATCAGGCCGATGTTGCGCGCGCACAGGGGCGTGACGACGTCGCCGGCGTTGTTGACCGCGTCGCGACCCGGCTCCTGGGCGTTGCGCCCCTGGCCCAGCACGTCGCTTTCGATCAATCCCTGTTCGTCGCCCAGATTGGCGCTGACGAACGGGACCTGGAACCAGGTCTCGACCGAATCCGGCGAGCCGTAGGAAGCCTCAATGCCCAACACCATCAGGGCGTTGGAGCCGCGTGCGCGAGCCATAGTGTCTCTCCGTCAAATGCCGCTGGATCAGCCCAGGCGGCGCGTGGTGGTGTATTCGGCCGTCAGGGTGACGACGGCCGCGCGAATGGGTTGGGACGCGGCCGAGGCGACGTCATCGGGGGAGGGGGCGTCCAGATCGGCCCAGCTGCACAGGCCGCCCAGGCTGCGATCCATCTCCAGCCGGTCCGCCAGGGCGGTCAGCATGTCGTCCATGAAGGCGTGGCGGTCCGCGACGCCTTCCGGGGCGAACACCTCCAGCGGGATGGCGTGGCGATAGGTGAAGGCGTTGGGCGAGAAACATTCTTCCGGCTCGCCCGGCTCGCCGTCCCGGACGATCACCTGACCGCCGGACTCAACCCGAAACGGCCAGGGCGCGTCGCGCTCGACCTGAGCGCTGGGCAGGGCCGCTTCCACCATGGCCTGGACAGCCAGCACCACCTGTTCGCTGTGACGCGCCATCCTATCTCCAGTTCTTGTTCAGCAGGCCGTCGTGACGCCGGTCGGCGGCGCCCGCCAAAGCGTCCAGGTCCAGCCGTTTTTCCTTCTTCACCATGGGCAGCAGGGTGAACATCACCACGAACTGGCGCGTCGTTTCCCGATACGACCGACTGCCCGGCGTCATCTGGTTTCGCGTGGCGTTTTTCCATCGCCCGCTCGCCTTGCGGACCACCAGGCCGTCGAACCCGGCATAGGCGACCCCGCCCTTGACCCCGGTCGAACTGGTCCGCATCCGCCAATGTTTCGGATCGATCACGATCAGCTTGCGTCCGAACCGCGCCTCGACCTCTTGCGGCCCCAACCTCTGCCCGCGCCGCGTCTTGGGCACTTCGTCCGTCGGCACCCACAGATAACGCCCGCCGTTCACGGGCCGGATCGTCGCGCCGCTGGCGTAGCTTTCGATGATCTGCGGCGCCTTGGTCCAGATAAGGGCCGCCGCATCCAGACTGACCTGGGCGCGGGGATAGACCTCGCTGCGGATCGTATTGGCCAGCCTCTGCCCAAGCCCCGCATCCAGGATCTGGTCGCGCCAGTCCTGTTTCAGCTCCTCGGCCCCGTCGCGGATCGCGCCGGTCTGAAACCGCGCAATCTCTTCCTCCAGCCCGCGCTCGAACCCGTCCAGGGCCTCGCGACCGCCGACCGAATGGCGCATCAGACCGGCGCCACGACGCAGATCCAGCGGCCCTTGCGATCCACCTTCGGATCGCCCGTCACCCGGTATTGCAGCCCGCTCTCCGCCAGGGTCACGATATTGCCGGCGGCGGGCGACGGAACCTCCGAACGCCGCACCAGGATGACCTCGGACGTCACCAGCACCTGACCGCCGCCAAAGCCCTCGACGTCGTCCATGGACCGATGGCGAACCCGGACGGTCTGATCGACGCCTGTCCACGACGCGTCCTCGCCGAGCGTTTGGAACACCGCACCCTGCATGCGCGCCACGCGCTCGGCGAAAGACGTCATGATCAGATCGTCGGGATCAGTCGGACCTTGCCGACCGCGTCGGCGGCCAGCTTGTCATAGGCGGCGATCCCGCCCTTGGTGTTGCTGGTCGCGGTCTTGGTCCAGACCTTGCCGGTGTCGTCCCAGTACAGGACGTCGCCCTGGGTCCAGGCTTGGCTGGTCGCGGCGGCCAGGGTGAAGACACCCTCAAGGTCGCCCGAATAGGCCTCGCCCTCGGCCGCCGTCGTGGACGGCACATGGATCAGACCGCCTTTCTTGACAGTGACCCCCGAAACCACGCCCCCCGCGGGCGCGACGAAGTCCAGGGCGTTGCCCGGTTGGAAATGATTGCGCATGTCGAATATTCCTTTGCTGAAACGACGAAAACAGCGGGACCGGACAAACCGGCCCCGCTGATCGGAGGGCGCTTAGGCGCCGGGGTTGCGGTAAGCGGCCTTCGTGTCCGCGCCGCCGAAATAGTAGTCCAGCGTGACGCGCATGCTCATGCCGTCCGTGTTGAACTGTTCCTCGGTCATGACGCGCGGCCCGGGCGAGGACGCCAGATAGCCGTAGTTCCAGGCCGCCGCTTCGTCCGGGTCCGTATACAGTTCCCAGGCGTTGCCGGCCATGGAGCCCTCGCCGACCGGGGTCAGGCGGCCGGCCAACGGATTGACCTCGCCCTGGACGACAGGCTGGATCGACGACGTCAGCTGTTCGGCCACCGTCAGCAGATCCGCACCGACAAGGAAGGTCGACGGCATCAGGTTCATGATGTTTCCGTCGATATCCTTCTGAACCATCATCTTGGCGCGGGCGGCGCCCAGAGTAGTGATCGAAGGCGCGGCGCCCGACGCCGCCAGATTGCCGTGGTCGGCGTGGAAGAAGGTCTTGCCGTCCGACATCTTCGGACCCAAACCGGAGTTCAGGTTCTTGACCGCCCAGGCCGTGGCGTTCTCGAAGTTTCGGACCGTGCGGCCGATCGTGCCGAACACTTCGTCGAAGACACCCAGGTCATCGTTGACGATCATCTGACGCGTGATCCGCACGATCCGGCCATAGGACCCCAGAACGACGGACTCCTTGCCCTCGTTGATCGTGCCCGACTTGATCTCCCCGTCCTCCTGATAGGCCAGCAGAGTGGGGAAATCGCCGACCGTCAGCAGTTTGGTCGGCCGGAAGTCGCGCAGATCGCGACGGCGGGCGATCGCCTGATAGGTCGCCGGACGGACCTCATACCGGCGCTGAACGATACGCTGACCGACCGACTCCAGAATGATCGGGAAATCGGACGTAGTGTGCGCGGCGCGCAGGATGGTGTGCGGATCGCGCTCGGTGCGGGCCAGACCCGCCCGCTCGGCCGCCAGTTCGAGCATGGGCACGTTCATGAACTGACGCGCGCCCTCGCTCGGCTGCGAATGAGTCGCTCGCGCCACCAGAGCCTCGACGATCAGACCCTGCGTGCGGACCTGGTCGTTGTCGCCGGCCCGCGCCGCCGAACCGGAGGCGACCGGCGCTGTGTCGGCACGCTGACGCTCGGCGGCGGCGCGCAGCAGGGCGTCACGCGCCGCTTCGACGCCGATCTCGCCGCGCCCGTTCTGCGCCACCAGTTCGGAGGCGCGGGTCTCGACGCCCAGGCTGCGCGCCATGTCCACGAAGGCCACGGCGTCGACGCCGCTGAAGCGAACCGCCTCGACGGAAGGCGCAGCAGGGGCGGCCGGGGCAGGGACGGGAGCGGGAGCGGCCCGCGCTTCAGGCGCAGCCGCCGGCTCAGCCGGAACGGCGGGCGCGGCCGGGGCGGCGGGCAAGCCGCGCTCGGCCGCATTCGGGTCCAGCACGGCGACCGCGCCGCCGAACGCCAGGGCGGCCATGCCGCCGATCAGGGAACGTCTCATGTCTTCATCCTCTTGAGAGTTGGCGGGAGCGCCAGGGTTTGGGGTTGCGGGGCTGGGATCGGCCGCAGAACGCACCCCGGCGCTCGGATCTGCGGGAACGGGAACGAGACTGGCTTCCAACAACTCCCAGGCGGTCGCCCGCCAGGTGTGGACGCCGGTCTCTTCATCGATCTGGACCACGGTCCAGACCTTGACGTCGTATCCGATGGAGACACCGCGCAGCTCACCGCGCTGGACCATTCCTTCGGCCTCGCGACCGGCCTCGGTCTCGGCGAAACGGGCCGTGGCGACCAGGGCGGGAACGCCGTCGACGCTTTCGACCCGCGCCGAGACCACGGTCCCCAGGATGTCGCCGATCGACCAGCGCGAATGGGTGTTCAGCAGGGGCACCACGCCCCGGCCGACCCGGCTCAGATCGATGGCGGCGGCCGTGATCTCCAGTTCCTCGACGAAGCCGTAGCGCGCGACCGCGGCGCCCACCGACAGCACCAGCTCGACGGTGCGCGAGGCGGCGTCATAGGTGGCGGGACGGAAGGCGGCGTCGCGGACCTGGCGCGTCGCCGGCGGCGCATTGCGGGTTTCGACGCCGGCCCCGGCGTCACGCGTCATCATCGGCTGGACGGCGAGAAGCGCCGCCGCCGTTACAGCGGTCATCGTCATGGGAAAATCCTTGGTTAGGCCGCCAGGCCTTAGTTTTGCTGCCCGCGCGGCAGCAGATAGCCGGTCGCCTGTTGCAGCACCCCGGAGTCGGTCAGACGGCGCGGGTCGGTTTCCAGAGCCAGGCCCAGCTCGTCGATAATCGTGTTCATCGCCGCGATCTGACGCACATGATCGTCCGAGTTGATGCCCCGCTCAGCCAGCGACCGCGACAGCAACTTCAGCCCCGACCGAATCTCCATCACCTCGGCCATCAGATCCTTGATCGGATCGGCCTGACGCCGGACCGGAAGCGCCCAGGTCTGGCGCACGTCCAGGAATCGACGGTCGCCCGTCCGCAGCGCCAGCAGGCGTAGCCGACGCCGAACCGAGGGCAGGCACAGCTGCGGAATGATCATATTCTGCTGATCATCGTCCAGCAGGCCCCATTGGCCCAGGAACGAGGCGCGCAGGCCGGAATAGTTGGCCTGAGACACGTCGCCGGTCATCACATGATAGGGCACCATGGCCGCCGACACCGCGCCCAGCTGCTGGCGAATGAACTCGACCCCGCCCGACGACGGCGCAGGCGTGAACCCCGTGGCCTCGCCGCCCTCACCCAGGTCCAGGATCATGCCCGGCCGCACCGTCTGCAGGTCCGGGCCGCGCGCATCCGTATTGCGCTCGGTCTGTCCGGACAGCGGCGACCGCGCCTGACCTTCCTTGCGCTTCAAGATCAGGGCGACACAGGCCGCCACCTTTTCCTGCAGGCGCTTCGCGTCCTCGACGTCGGCGATGTCGCGCAGCGTCAGGGCGACCGACGCCAGGCGCGAAATCCCGATGGTCTGGCCATGCTCCAGCGGCTCGAACATGTGATCAACGTGCTGCGCATCGATCCGCTCGGACGTCAGGGCCGTTGAATACAGCAGGCTGGAGGGGTGGTCGCGGAACAGGTGATAGGCGAGGCGGCGATCATCGCCGTCCAGCTCGACCCCTTGAATGATGCGAACGCCGTTCGCGGCGGGCTCCGTCTTGGCGATGTCCAGATGCTCGCCGGTTCGCCCCAGCAGCCGCCCGTCCGGGCCGTTGTCGTCCGGACGCCAGACGGTCAGGCTGTTGCCGTCCACATAGGCGCCGCGCACCGACAGCTTGCCGTGGCCGTAGAAGTCCTGCTGACCGCTGACCGGGCTTTCAGCCCAGCGATCCCAGTCGTCCTGCGCCGCGCGCTGAACCACAGGATCGCTGTGCAGCATCATCGGCGCGATCCCGTCGCCCCAGGACGCCGCCACCATCTGGCGGACCCCCGTCGCGGCGTATTTGTTGTTGCGTACCAGGTCGCGCGCCGAGGCGGCCGTGATGGCCACAGCCCTCTGATTCTCGACGTCGGCGCTGGTGCGCGGACGGTTCCAGCCCTTGGTCGACCGCCCCTGTTTGGCGACGTCATAACCCCGGATCGCCTCGACAGACATCCGGGCGGCCATGCGGCGCGCGCCGGCCTCGGGCGCGACCAGGGCGACGGCGTTGTCGATCATCCGACCCAAGCCCATGATCAATCCCCCTCGAACACGGCCAGCGTCGCCAGCGACGGCGGGGTCGGCGATGCGGTCGAAGCCTTGGTGCGGAAATAGTCCAGCATCTTCAGCAGATCGGAGGTCGACCGATAGGTGACCCGATCCCCGTCAGACTCGACGGTCAACTCGCCCGAGGCGGCGGCCGCCTCAAGCGCGGCGATCTCGACGGCGTAATCTGGCGCTGGCATCAGAGATAATCCTCCCCGGCATCGACGAACGACGGCGCGGGGGCCGGTTCAGGTTGAGGCGACGCCGGGGCGGGAACGCCGGGCGCGACGCCCGTCATCATCGCCAGCAGATCGCCCTGATTCGGATCGCGCGGCGCGTAACGTTCGACCCTCAGGGCCGCCCAGTCGGCGTCCGTCAGCGTGTCCAGCATCAGCTTTTCGGCGGCGGCGAAATTATAGACCCGACAGTCCAGGTAGTGGTTCTGGCGTCCGGGCAGGGGCGCCCATTTCTTGCGGGGCCAGCTGTTGACCACCTCGACCACGATCGCCTCGGCCGTGACCATCTCGAACCAGTCGTCCGGCGTGTCTTTCGAGACGTGAACCAGGCCGCGCGTCTGGTCGAACTGTTCGCCCTTGGCCAGGGCCTGGGCCGCCTTCAGCGTCGCCCTCAGATAGCCGTACCAGGTCAGCTTCACGCCATCGACGCCGACCAGATAGGCCTTGTCCTCCGACCGCTTCGACGCATAGCCGGTGCGGCTTCCCTGCTGTTCGTACCTCAGGTTTTCGCCGCGCCCCAGGACAGGCAGACGCCAGCCGGCCCGCCCGAACACCGCCGTGCGGTTCGGGCGCATCGCGCAATAGGCCTCGACCGCCTTGGTATTGTAACCTGCGTCGACCATCTCCTGGTCGATCGGGAACAGCTTGCCGCCCGGATATTCGACCAGGCGCTTCGAATAGGCGTCCAGGTCGCGCCACGCGCCTTCGCCCTCAACGTCGGTCGCGCCCGGAATGAACCGCGCGCCCAGTTGCCAGGTCTCGGCGTTCGCCCCCCAACCGACCCTTTCGGTGTAGATCCCGTCACCCTGGACGTCCGAGGCTTGGGTGACGACGATCACGCCTACCGGCGCCCGCTCGAACCCCCAGTCCTGTTCCTTCAGTTCCTTCAGCAGCTCATGATCCGGAGCTGTGCCGCGAAGCTCGAACGGAGCCCCCAGCGTCAGCATCGTCCAGCCCTTGAGCTTGTTCTGATCGCCCTGGGCGCCGACCCATTCCACGGCCATGTCAGCCCAGGTCTGGAAATAGGTCAGCATCCCGTGGATGTTGAAGCCCCGACGCCGGCTCAGCGGCATCCGCGCGCGCAGCGCCTGGAATGTCGCTTCGTCCATGTGCATCGGCGAGGTCTCGCCGTCGATCTCGACCGACAGCCAGCCGTCCGACCGGACCATCCCGGCCTTTTTCTGCCAATGCTCGACCGGCGATCCGCAGCAACGCGGGACCAGGTAGGCTTCCTCGGGCTTGCCGTCCGGCCAGTGAATATCCCTCTGACCATCCGCCTCGGGTTCCCAGACGATCCGCAGGCGCGACGCGCAATGCGGGCAGACGAAATAGAACTCCCGCCGATCCGACTGGGCGAAGGCCGCCGCGATCTTGCTCGACCCCTTGATCGTCGGCGTCGAAATCTTCGCTCGCTTCGACATGCCCCGGTTGCGATAGATCTTCAGCCGGCTGTCCACCATCGCCTCGGGCGAGCCCTGGCGTTCGACGTCGTCCGGAAACTGGTCCAGATCGTCCTCGACCGCGTAGCGCATCGTCCGCGACCGCAGCGACGGACCCGAGTTGCCGCCCGCCAGAGCGATGAAGCTCGACGACCGCATGAAGTTGAAACGGTACTTGTTCGAGCCGTTGCCGTCCGCCGCGCCCAGCGGCTTGATCGTGCCGTCCCGCCTGTGCCCCAGCTTGGGCGAGGCCTCGACCATCGGCCAGAACTTTTCCGTCGCCCAGTCCAGCGCCGCCTTCAGCGTCGATTGCACGAACAGCAGCGGCCCCGGCGCCAGGTCGGACACATAGCCCAGCCAGTTCTCAATCGCCGCCGTCCCGCCCGACTGCGAACATTTGATGATGTCCACTTCCTCGCACGGGTCATGCGTGGACAGGGCGTCCATGATCTCGACCAGATAAGGCGCGTTCTCATGGCGCCAGTCGCCGGGGATGGGCGCGTCGTCGCCGAACTTGCGATATTTCTCCGCCCACTGTGACACCGTCAGCCGCGCCGGGGGCCGCAGGCCCTGACCCATAGCCCGGTCGAGACGAACGGCGTTCGCCTTCATCACCGCGCCCGTGTCGCCGAAGGCGTCGTAATCGAAGCCCATCAGACAGCCTCGGCCAGTTCGACGCCGTCGTCCTCTTCCTCGGCCTCTTCCTGAGCCGCGACCTCGGCCGCCAGTTCCGCCTCCAGCAGATCGTCCGCCGACAGCGTCCCGGCCTCAGCTCGGTCGGCCAGTTCCGAGAAGATCCGGTCGATCTCCAGCGCGCCCACCGCCACGATCTGGCGTGGGTCCTTCTCCGCCGCGAACCGTTCGCTGAAGGTGCGCAGCATCGACTGCATCCGCTCCCGCACGACCCTGCCCAGTTCCGTCGCCCGCTTCTCGTACTCGGCCACCGGCACCAGCTCGCCCGCGCGCCGCGCATTGGCCATCTGTTTTTCGATGACCTGTTGCCGAACCAAGTCCGTCCGGACGTTGGCCACGTCCTGCATTTGCCGCGACACGCCCGGCGCCTGCGCCGGCTCCAGCGGCAAGGCCTCCTGCCCCCCACCCTGCGCGCCCGTCGGACGCCCCCGCGTCGGATCGACCTTCGCGTTAAGCCGCGCCTCAGTCCGCGCGACATCGACCAGGACCGCGCCGTCCTCGGCCTCGCCGAACACCAGCAGGCCCTTGGCCTTGTAGTTCGAGACGGCGGAGCGCCCCACACCACGGTGCTTGGCAAACTCCGCCTGGGTCATCAGGCGGGGCGTGTTCACGGAGTTCAAAATCCTCAAAAGGGTTGAACCGCGCACAGAAAGCGCTCTGCCTCACCGTATAGGCGGCGGCCCCCTGGAAAGGACCCGTCGGGGTGGGGGTACGACCGGCTGCGCGATCGAAGCGACTGTTCGGGCTCAGGTTTTCGGGATTGCGGCCACGAAAAACCCGCCTCGACATGGTGGTCGGGCGGGCCATCGGCGCAGTTCAAGCGGTATGTGTCTTGTGAACTTAGTGGGCCCTGATTCGCAAGCCCCCTTCGATACGGGACAGCACGGCGACCAGCGCCGCGACGTTGGCGCGCTTCACGTTGCCGCCGTCGCCGAGCGAGCGGATGGTCCGGCCTTCACCGGCCACGGCCCGCAAGACCATCAGCTCCCGATCCGTCGCGCCGGTCTCCATGCCGCGCAGCCGGGCCATCAGGTAGGCTTGCTGGAGCGCGGCCGGGCTGCGCATGGCCAGGCCCTCGCCGTGCGATCCGCCGCCGCCGATCATCCCGGCGTTGGCCAGCGCGGACTTGAGCCCCCCTGCCTGGGCTTCGAAGCACAGGCGATAAGTCATGCCCGCCTTGTGCAGGGCCGAGGTGATGACGCCGGTCTCACGGGCCGAGGTCAGACCGTCCCGGCTGCGCATCCGATAGGCGGCGGGCGCATCCTTCCCGGCCAGCTTCGATACGCCGTACTCGGCCTTGATGTCGCGACGCTCGGCGGCGGTCAGCTTCTCGCCCTGGGCGGCGGCCTTGCGTTCGGCGTCCTGGACGGCGGCCTTGGCGGCGGCCTCTTCCCTCAGATAGGCGGCGGAGATCACGTCGCCCACGGGCTCTTGCACCGGAGCGGCGACGACAGCGGCCACCACGGCAGGCTTGGGACGGGCGGCTTGGGCTTCGCGTTCGGCCTTCTTGGCCAGCTTGCGTTGACGTTTGGACAGGACTGCCATGGTCAACGCCCCCGGAAACAGGGCGTGGCGCTGGCGTTCCACCCTCTGTTCCTATTTATCTTGTTGATCTTGTTATTAATATTAAAGGGT